AAACTCTTCGTGATGGAGTGATCAAATGCGTAATCGTCTTAAGTATGGCGTTCCTGCTGCTGCTGGCTTAGGTGCAGCAGGAGTAGTTGCATCTCAAGGCGGTGATCCTATGGAAGTCATTGGTGCTGGCACTGCTGGCACCCTTGGCGGCGCTGCTGGTTTATTAGCCGCTCGCCAACTTGCTGGTAAGTACAGTCCAGAAATGATCATGCAACTGCAAAGGGGCGTCAGTGGCGCTGGCAATGTAGTTGGTGATTATGCGCGTAATCTTCCTGATAATAGTCGTGTTCGCCGTGGCTTAGCTGATACTGCAGCTGATGTAATTTCTGCTGTTGATAATCGCGTGTTTGGTGTACCAGGGCAAATCAATGCTGCTATTCCTTTCCCTACTCAAAACGTTCAACGTAATGTAGGTAAAGCAGCAGCTGCTGGTTTAGTTCCTGTTGCCGCTGGTACTGCGGCACTTGGCGGCATGGCAGCAGGACAAGGTGTTGGCGCAATCGGCCAGGCTTTAGGTATTGACCCTGAAGCACCTGGTTCAAGTAACACTTTAGGATCACGTCTTAATATGCAGTCCCCCATGTATATGTAAAAAATAGTACAAACATTAAAGACTGCTAAACTTTAATTTAGATAGGACTTTTTTGTCCGAATCTTTCGTCCGACAAACAAATTATTCCTGCGACACTGGAGGATAAAAGAAAGTGTTTTTAGACAACGATTTTCCAAAAATTTTGGGTGCGGAACTTTACCGTCCCCATCCCGCATACATTTGCGAAATGGCTGTTGAGCCTGTGGTCGTTCATGACTTCACCTCCCAGCCCGGCCAGACTGTGCAACTGGACCGCTACAAGTTCTGGGGATCTCCCGGCACCAAAGATAGCCGTGAGCGTATCTCAGATCAAACGATCGGTACTGCCAACAGCCGCAATATCACAAAAGAGAAGGTGCTTGTTGTACTGAAAGAGTACACCGGCCCTGCAGACCCGGGTGATCCGACTCAGCCTTCTACTTTTAAAATTGCTCGGGAAACTTTGGTGACTGCGCAGCGCCTGCTGCTTGACACCGGCAACCTGAATATGTTCCACCAGTCCATCGGTAGCCTGACGCTGCTTGATGACTACCGTCGTTGGCGTGACCGCGTCTTCATTGACGAACTGGCTAAAGCTGAAGCACAAGGCCAAGCTTCTTCCACCCAAGGTGGTTATTACTTCGCTGGTGACAAGGCCAAGGATTCCCAAAGTCGTGTTTCCTACACCGCTGACGAGTACACCGCTCAGGTGCAGCAGTTCTCTGTTCGTACCGACCTACTGGAAGTGGTGAAGGATCTGCGTAAGCGCAACGTTCCCACTTTTGCTGACGGTCTGTACCGTTGCATCTGTGACCCCGTCTTTATGATGCATCTGCGTCGTGACGAGGACTTCCGCGAGATCGCCCGCTACGCTGGCAATCCTGGTCAAGGCATGTACATGGCTAACCCCATGATGCCTAACAACACCAGCTTCTACATGGGTCCCCAGGCTGGTCAAGGTTACTTCCTGGCTGGTGAGCCTGTGATGCCTACTGGTGTGCAGTTTGAAGGCGTCAAGTTCTTCGAGTCAACCAACTTCCCGACCAAGAACGTTACCGCTTCTTTCGATAACGGTAGTTCTTATTCTTCCCAGGAAGTGGCTCAAGGTTATTTCTTCGGCCCTCAGTCTGTTGGCGTTGGTATCGGCGGTCCAAACGCTCAGGTACTTATTAACAACAACGATGATTTCTCGCGGTTCATCATTCTTATCTGGCAACTCTATGCTGGTTTCGAAGTGCTGAACAAGGACTTCATTACCACCGCATTCAGCTTCCTGTCTGACGACGGTGTGGTCTGATCTGACTAAACGTAAACCATAAACGAGGATACAATCAATGGCATACTTATCTGCTAAAAAGATCTACCCAGGGGACATGACCGAGCCCCTGAACGGTTGGTATCAGAACATTGATACTACCGGTGGCTCTACCAACAATGCTTCTACGGCAGGCCCTACGTCTGTCCTGGCTAATCCCGGTTGGCAGTTCTATCAACTGCGTGGCTACGTGCCCGTGACCACCGCTACTGGCGACGGTTTCACCACCGTGGCTCAAGTGGTCATCCCTTCCCCTTACAAGAACGACGACACCCGTACCAACATCACCGGCATGACCGTGGTGGCTGATACCGAGCGTCCTTCTTATGTCTACCGCACTGCCATCTCTGTGGCCTCTGGCTGGGGTGATGGACGTGTTGCAGCAGACGGCCTCACCACCTCTGGTGCAACCCAGGTGATCGGCTTCGGCCCTGGTACCGCTACCGCCCCTGTGACCTTCTCCGGCGTGGTCGAAGGTGCCAACATCACTGCTGCGGCTAACAACATCGCTCCTGGCGAAGGTGGTCTTGGAACAAACCCGTTCCAGACTGCTACCACCCTGACGAGTCCGATGCTGTACAAGGAGTACACCGCTAACCAAGAGTTCCGCGTTTACTCCAAGACTGCTACTAACTCCACTGCCACTAACGGTGGTTGGGCTATTTCCGACGCTGACAAGGCAGCTGGACGTACCGGCTACATCCTTGTTGAAGTTTGTTTCATCCGTCCCGACGTTGCAGTCGAGTACGACGACATGGAGCAATATCTTCCTTACAAGGTTGCTTCTAACTATCCTGGTTATTGATAGTTAATTAGAGTAATATGGGACCAGTGATTAATACTGGTCCCTATGCTCTTTAAACACAAGCGATCTGGAGTACGCGTCAAGATTGTCACCGAATGGGATGAAGGTGATTGGTTCATGGTAGAAGACCAAGATGGTCGTATCTTTACTGTTTATAAAACAGAAATTGAAGAGGATCCGCAAGGAACTAAAAAAGTTAAAACTCTTCAAGTTAAAGATGCAGCCAAAGGCGATGAACCCCGTAAATTTCCAACTGACACTCGGTTAAATCTTAACGGTGCTACCGCTCAAATGATTGCTGACCATATCAAGGGAGTCGGCTTAAAGACTGCCAAGGATATTAAAGAGTTGCAAATGTCTTTGTCGGGCGAAAGATTTAATAGCCTTGAACAGTTACGACAAATCCCTCGAGTTGATTGGGACTCAGTATTTGCAGCTGATCTAGTTCGCGTGTGAGATAAAGCCCTACGGGGCTTTTTCTTTATTTACGCAGATTATAATAAATTGATATGACGGTATAACGTGTCACAGCTTTCAGACTTTAACAAAAGCCGTATTCGTTATCACCTGGGTTACTACATTGTCAGTGTCCCAGCAGGTGATTATGCACGTCTAGAAGAAGCAATGAACTCTGTTCCTGATGCTGTCTTCGCTGATAAGATTGTTTATCAAATTGGACGTTGTGATTCTGCTGAACGCAAGACACAGTTAGCCTCTTTTGAAGATGACTTCCAGCCGCCTAGTACCCGAGTTGAAGGCATTGTTGGAGACGTTGATCGTACGATCCGTTCCAGTAATGTCAAAGATGCCTTAAAATTATGGGATGAAGTTTATCTGTATGAGACTAATCGTCTTGCACAGATTCTTTATGTTCCTAATTACAAGGATCCCTTCCAGGCACGTTATCGATATGAACGTTCTGGAGCAGAGTTCATCATGGCTCTACCAGGTCCAGCTGATACTGCAGTTGGTGCCAATGTTTACCTCCATCGTAATTATCGATAATCATGAACGCTTCTTTACTTCAAAGATTGATCACTGCTGCATACCAAGGTGGTAAAGGCGTACTTAAAGCTGGTAAAGGAAGTGTAGATGATATTCTACGCTCAACTCCTGCCAGAAGAGGATTTACTGGTAGAGGTGGACCTACAATTCCAAAAGGTGGTCAGCGACCAGGGCAAACAAGTGTGATGCCTGATGGACCCACTTATGCTCAACGTAGAGGTTTACAAGGTGGAGCTGGCCCCACAATCCCATCAGGAGGGCAGCGTGTCGCACCTAAAACAGCCTTTGGTGGACAGAATCCAATCGTAGGAAATGTAAGAACAACACCTAATGTAGCCCCTGTTTCTGGCGGTGGTTTAAGAGGCTTGATGCCTAAGGGACCACTGGATTTTCTTGGTAGAGCAGGGCAAGTTGCGAGTGGCGCTGAAATTGCAAGAAAAGTAGGGCAGGGAGATATCAAGGGTGCTGCAATCCAAACAGCAATGACTTTCCCAGGAAAAGCATTTAATGCTGCAAGAGGATTACTCCCTATTAACATCACCGCAGGGGGGTTGGGAGTTGCTGGTTTAACAGGCGTAGGTTTAACAGCTCTTGAACTAGGCGCACCAGCTACAGTAGCAGATGGTACTTTGGATTCACCTGAAGCAAAACGCGCAAAAGAGCTTTATCGAACACAACAGTACGATAGAGAACAAGGTGCTGATCTTGATATGGATGCAATTAGAAATTTACCGGGAGGAGCAAACAACCCCAATATTGATGATTCAAACGGAAGAGTTATTCCTGAAACTCAACTACGTCCTGAAGAAGTAGATACAACAACTAAACTTCCACCGTCTGCAGAGCAGACGATGATTGATCCTTATAGCTACAACCTTGCAGTCTATGGACAAGGTCGCAATGCAGCTCAGTCACAAACTGAGATGAATAAAGTGCGTGATCTTGGTTTAGCTATTAATCGCAGCATGTTCCCGCAATTTAATAACACCAAGACTCCTAACCCAATGCTGGAACGTATGTTCCCTGAAACCTACCCTGGAACACTGAACGCATTGATTGAAGAGAAAGGTGTGCAAAAGCCTGGTTCAATGAGTCAGGTTGATGCAGATAATGCAATCATTGATTCAAGCATTATGGATGATAAATATAAAGTAGCCGCTGCCACTGGTGAAGTAGAAGGTCTTTTAAGTGCACAAGCGCAAGAATCTCTTCGTCAACAATTTTTACAAGGACAACTGAAGCGTTACAGCCTTGACTATTAAGGAGAAGACAAATGTCATTAACCGATAACGATCGTTATGCCATTGTTCAAACGGCAAAAAACTTAGGACTTAATCCTTATGAGTTTGGCGCTGTTCTTCAGCAAGAATCAGGTATTGACCCCAACATCTGGGGTGGCGCTGGTGGTAATTACTACGGTGTTATTCAATTTGGTGGACCTGAACGCCAAGAGGCTGGCTTAGATCCTGAGCGAATTAAAAAACGTAATTACACAGTGGCAGAACAAATGCCACATGTTGAAAAGTGGTTGAAAGGCCGTGGCTTTAAACCAGGAATGGACATCAGCAGAGTTTATGCCACAATCCTCGGTGGTAATCCCAATGTTGATATTAATAAAGAAGATTCTTCTGGAACTACTGTAGCTAATTCTTTATCCAGGTTTTTACCAGGCGGTGTTCATTATGAAACAGCCAAGAAGAAACTAGGCAATGTACTTGGATTCGAAGACTCCACCACAACAGATACCAAACCACAATTAAACGTTGACGGTAGAACTACAATTAATTATTACGATCAACGTGAACCCGCTAAAAAAGAAAAGGTAGATGATGGTTCTGGCATGGTTAAACAGTTAATGGGACAGCTCTTACAACGACCAGATACCAGGGGTCCATTGGATATCTTGTTTGACAAAATGAAAGCAGGTGCAGGTTATATGAACCCAATGCAGATTTTACAGAATTACACACGCTAAAACGTCTTATACTAGAAGATATTTATTGTATTGATATGACCGCGACAAATACCAACAAGCAACCTGTTTTTGTTGATCGCCCTCTAATCAACAGGGCTCGCTTGACCAACCAGGTTGTTGGTAGCAGTGATTCTCTTGTCGTCCAAGGTGGACAAAGTCCTGCTCTTCTGGTTGATATGGATGCAACCTTGAGTTCTGATAACAACAGTGGTGGTATTGTTGATTCCATTCGTATTGTTCGAGACAATATTAACGCAACTGTTGAACCTGATTACACTGTTAATACTGCAACCAGTGGTACTTTTATTGGTGTTGTTAGCGGCCAAACAGTCTATGTAGCTGAAACAGGAGTTTTGACTAACACATCAGAGTTTGGTGTTGGTTATTACACATACACAGGCAGTGTTCCACTAGGAGATATTAATACTGAGATTACGTATTCTGGTAACACAGCAACCAACCAAGGCTTCACGTACCTTGCTATTGAATCTGGTACATTGCCTAGTATTACTTTTGCTTGCTATCATACCCGTGGAACAACTGTTCCCATTCCTGCTGATGGTGATTACGTTGTCTTGTTCCAGAAGACAATGGGCGTTAACGAAACAGCGATTGATTGCTCTGATGTAATGCCTGAAATTACCGTTCCTGTTCCACAACAAGGTAATACAGCTGGTATTGGTGAAGCATCACCACTAAAAAATCGTGCAATTAACCTGCAACGCGGTGATCGTCTTTACATCGGTGTTGTACAACGTGGTGCACAAAGCACTGTATCTGGTTATGTACCCGGTGTTCATGTAGTTGCCCAAGGCGGTTACTATTGATATGGCAAATAGAAAAAGACCAAAGGGTAATTTTGGAAACTTTGGTGCTTCTTCTTTTTCTGAAATACCTAAAGTTGAAACAAAAAAATATAAAGTTTCTCCCGTAAAAGGAGTGTTTGGCGGTAGTATTCCAGATTCTTTGTATACAAGTAATCGTGAATCAACCTGGGCAAGATGGCGAAAAGGATGGGAACTAGCAGCAGCCAATGGTTCTTTGCGACCTTTCTTTTATAGATTTGAATATGAAATACCTGATGCCAGTGGAGAAGATATTATTGGAAATCGTTTACCGATTATCAGTGGTTCTATACAAGGATTCCCCAGTGAAAATAAAGAATACGGCATGCAATGGTGCGGTGTTACCGCAGCTGGTAACTTAAGATTTGATAATTTAGAAGACCAGCAAGGTGTACGTCTTGCTGTATCTGGCGAAGTACCTAAAAATAAATTATTTCTTGGCAAAGGTCAAGACAATGAAAATTTTTGGTATATACAGCTTAGTGGTACTTTTAGTGCAGAAACGATATCCGGTGTTAGTGGGCCTGTACCTCCGCCTTTATTTGTTACGTTTCCAGATGGAAGGGAAGCCAAACCTATTAATGGTGATGTTTTAGAAGATACAATTTTGACAGTGTCTGGTACACCGATTGATAGAGAATCCCGTGATCCAGCCACAAATAAATTATTTGGTTTTGTACAAGCTGTTTTAACTGATGTTGATCAAAATCAAGGCATCATTAAAGTAGAAAAACTTGGTTCAACACAAGCAACACTTGATGGAGTATTGCAAACACCATCACGTATACCATTTGAATCTGGACGTTTTTTACAACTTGGTGCTAGATATTGTTGCACATGTCAAGATTTTACACGACGAAATTATACTTATTTATCTAGTCTTGGCGTAAGAAAAAAACCTCTCTTTACCACACAAAAAGTATCAACAGTAAAACCCGGACGTTATGAAGAACTGCGGTTTAGAGGTGACTTCTTGAATGCAGCTCAAACTGCAATTGTTAGCGGCCTTGTTAATAATCGTTTATTAACACTTGTTTATCCAAGTGGTACAACTTCGGGTCAAGTATATGAAAGTCCTTATGTTTCTTTATCTGAATCAGGTAAAGACACCAGAGATCCTAAAACTCTTTATCGTCAACAACCTGAAGTATTTGATGACTTCGGTATGATGTATTTGCGTGGTTTTGGTGATAATCCAAATCCAGATCAAGTCGCAGAAGGTATGGCTAAATATGGAGACTATAAACAAAGTGGAGAAGATATTACAGAAATTACTGATAATTGGACATATAACTTAGATCGTTATCGTTATTGCAAACATATTTATGCAATGCGTTTTCAGGATGGTGTGTTTCCTGCAGAACCATCTGATTTTCCTGTTGAAGTTGGCCTGATGACTGAATGGGAAAATAGATTAATTAAAAAAACACAAGAAGAACAAACCAAAGCTTTTAATCGATTGACGACATATGGCATTGGACATATGGATGTACCTCCTTATAATTTTCAATCACCAATTATGTTTCCAATGATTCAAAGGTTAATTAATATTCCAACTGAATTTATTGAATTACAAAGGTTTGTAATGTTGGATAAAGATGAACAACGTTACGCACCTGTGTCTGGACAACTTCCTACTTCTGCAGGTAATAGTGATAACTACAGCGTCAAAAACTGGAACTTCCCATCCGGCACAAACTACTAAATTTGACTTGACAGGTCTTAATCCTTTATAATGACCACATTAAGTTGACATAAGTCTTCTTAATATAAGCATGAAACACCCTTTTAAGTGTCTATCCAGTGTCTATAGTTCCTTTACTGCCTCTTAAGTACCATGATCCATCGGCATTTGCCCAGCGATCCACGGATTGTTGATGAAGTTTTCTCTGTTGCAACCATGCCCGGACTAGAAGAAGTGGGATGGTTAATGGGTATGATTGCCACTTACGGCAAAACCCCAGAAGACTTAGAAGGTTTTAGCTGGAACGACGACGGCTCTATTAATATCAATTCCAAAAAAAGAGCTGTTCGCCCGCTGCATCCACAGTGGGTTTTTCTTTTTCAGCTCAGAGAAAAACAACCTTCTAAAACAAAAAGCAAGTGGTCAAAACTCTGTAAACAGTTAGACAAGACCCTCTCCGGACAACGTTTTAACGTTTCTGTAGAAGGTCTTATCCTGGCTCACAAGGTCAGAAAGGTTTATTACACACCCATCAGCAGGCAGCCTGAACAGAAGCTTGTAACTGCTTGAGAATCTTTTGGCACTTAGGAATATTCCAGTAGTAAGAATCTCTTGACCGTGTCAGAGGTCCTGCGCCATAATCGCGTCCAAGCTTAAACGTACCGTCATCACGCATGCGATGGAGATCTTTGCGATCGATCTCAAGGAGACGTTCGGCTTTGTGAACAGGAACCCAGTGGTTGGAAAGCATGAGGTAGTTGGAGCTACATATTTAAGTTAGGCTTACAAAAAGATATGTCAAGTCTTTTTACCTTTGTTACAGGTGGATTAATTTTTGTTGAGTTTATCGGACTTAAAATAAGATAACGGCTAGAAAAACATGTTCAGAACGGAGAACGAACCTCTCGTCCTGCTCATTGAATTAACTCCGCGACTAGCCAAAAGACGATTTAGACAGTGTATTCACGAAGCCTGGGATCACAAATGCGCGTATTGTGGTGATCCAGCTACTAGTTTGGATCACATTATTCCAAAGTTTAAGTCTGGCAGTAGTGCTTGGTTTAATCTTGTACCTGCTTGTTTGCGTTGCAATGGAAACAAAGGATCAGAAGATATGGAAGAATGGTATAAAAAACAAGATTTTTTTGAAGAAAAAAACTTAGAACG